CAAGTAAAGATTGCTAAAGCACATGGTCTTACAGATAAAGATACTGAAGTAAAACAACCTCATCGATTAGCAAAACGCCATGCTATGGATTGTGGTAATCCACATTGTTATCTTTGCGGCAATCCACGCAAGACACACAAAGATAAACTAACAGCTCAAGAAAAACGATTGTTTCAAGACAAATTATATGATGAATCCAAACCCGACATGCCAGAGTGAAGACTGCAGATTTAACTACGGTGTAAGTATGACTACTGCCATGTATTATCCTCCCGTCTATGATAAGAATGGTAATAACTTAAATCCAGATGCAAATATTACATCAGGAAAAGTTCAGTGTTCTACGTGTAATAAGACATGGTACTATAGTACACAACTCGGAGAAACTGTTTTTAAGGAAATACAAAATGGATGAAGATGAATTCGACGAAAACCATACATTTCATATCAACTATCAAAGAGTGATCGATGAGAAAACTATGCTCAGCATTACGCGATTGTTGGCATCACAGATGATGAAAAATCCATATGTCATCGTTGGCGATTACTTAAAAGATATGTCTGATTCAGATCTGAATATGTTAAACTCTATAATTGAGTACGGAGAACATCATGATAATTTTGAAGATCTGATGTTAATTTCTGAAATGCTTGCGACAGGTGAAGGACTAGAACGAGGTACTATGGAGATTATGCATCAACGTATCAATCAGTTTCTGATGTTTATTACGTGTGAATCTCTTTTCCGTAAAGGATTAATCAAGTTGCATCGTGAAAATATGTCATTTGGTGATGATATGTCTCATTTAATTGTTGCAGAAAAACTCGATGATTGATTCTTTTCAAACATACAAATATTTCATGGCGATTAAGTTGCATATGACTACAGATCGCTATAATGTATTTGAATCAAACGGTAGAGTTTCAGGTACTAGAGTAACTTTTGAAAAAAGAAACGATAGATTCTTGTTTGAAAAACTAGGACATAAGTTTAGTCAACCACGAGAGCTCATTGAATATTTCGTTGCTAATTTTGCTTATGGTAATAAGAACGTGATTTATTCATCTGAATCAGATGAGTATTACGATACATGGAATAAGCGTAAAGAATCACGTACATATATTTTTAAACAACAATTAGAATATTTAAAATCATATCTAGAAGATAACAATCTTTCATATGAAAGTCTATTTGAAATACATAATAATGTACCAGAACTCTTGAAGTTATACGTTGGTGGTCATATTCATTTAGAAACAATGGTGATCATAGATGAAGTTGAAAACTTTCTTCCAAAATGGAAGTCATTAGTTATGGTATGGGGAGATCAACTTAGAATTTTAAATAAGATAAAAAAATTTGTAAAGTATGACAAAGACAAGTTACAATCAATATACATGATCTTTAGGGAAGAATGTTCAGAGAATTAAAATGGGCCGTACAATTAGTAAGTTTCGTGACGAGGAAGACGAACGTCGTCGATTGGCAAAAAGTGCAAAACACTCTAAAAATATTCCCGGTAAGGGCATGCGCGTTATAAATAATTGGTCGGAGGAAGAAGAGTACGATGAGTACAACGATTCTGATGACGAATACGACGCTTATATTTCGCAAACACAACGCAAAGGAAAATAAAATGGATATTAATACACTACGTAAAATGCGCAACCAAGACTTCGGTAAAATCTCTTCCGAATTCGAAAAGATTGCTAATCCGCAATCTGAAACCAAATCCTACCAAGACGATCGCTTTTGGAAGCTAGAAGCTGACAAAGCAGGTAATGGTACGGCAACTATTCGATTCCTCCCACGTGCAGAAGGTGATGAACTACCTTGGGTTAAAATTTTCTCGCACGGTTTTCAAGGCCCTACTGGGAAGTGGTATATCGAAAACTCTCTTACAACACTTGGCGAAAATGATCCAGTTGGTGAATTGAATTCACGTCTATGGAACACTGGCTCTGATGCTGATAAGGAAACTGCACGCAAGCAAAAACGCAAGCTTTCTTATATTGCAAACGTTCTTATCGTTTCTGATCCTAAGCATCCAGAAAACGAAGGTCAAGTCAAACTATTTAAGTTCGGCAAGAAAATCTTTGATAAGATTATGGATAAAGCACGTCCTACTTTTGAAGATGAAACGCCTGTAAATGTGTTCGATCTTTGGGAAGGTGCAGACTTCAAACTTCGTATGCGCAAGGTTGATGGTTATCCTAACTATGATCAATCTGCATTCCAAGAGCCAAGTGCTGTTACTGAAGACGAAGACAAAATGTTGTCTATTGTAAATTCTCAGTACAAGCTTTCTGAATTCTTAGATCGCAAGAACTTTAAGACTTATGAAGAACTTTCTCGCAAATTGGTAACTGTATTGTCTGGAGATTCTGGATCTTCTACAACTGCAGCATCTCTTGCAGAAGACGACGAGCCAGTACGCCAAGTAAAGGCTACTGCACCTAAGACTAAAGTAACTGTTGCATCATCTGACGATGGCGATGATGAAGCAATGAGTTTCTTCAAGAAGATTGCTATGGAAGAGTGATGATATCCGCGTAGGTGCGGATAGATATGGGAGGACTTCGGTCCTCCTTTTTGTTGGAGAGAATATGGAAGAAGACGGAAAGACTATATTCTATACAGTTCTTAAAGATGGCGCCAAAGCTGGAGAATTTAAAGTGCTATCGCTTGGTATAGAACAAATAAAACGTACGTGCGACGTATGGGGATTAGACATCTTTAGGTATCAGATTGTAAGAAACGATACCCGAGAAGTAGTTTGGAATGGAAGATCAGTAGACAGCCCGAGCTGAAAAGTAACGCTCTACTGAAGAGTCACTGCTTCGTACAGGTGCTTCTATTCTAGCAATCTGTGTTTGTTTCATATTGTTGCTTACTGATGGAGCGACAACAGTTGTAGAAGAAACTCCAGCTTTATCTTTCATGCTGTTTACTTGATTAGACATATTAGAAACTGTGCTTCCGTCAACAGAGCTAAATCCTTTAAGACCTGCACTTAATTTCTCAATACCAATTCCAGCTTGTTGTAAACCAGGACCTAGTTTAGCAATATCTTCTAGTTGTTCAACAGGACTCTTCTGACCACTTAACTTTGATAGCAAACCTGTTGCAAGATTTGATAAACCTGCTACTGCATTTCCTGCTGCAAATGCAGCCATACCAGCACTTACTGCAAGTAAGCCAGCGCCAACTTGAGCTAATGCAGTTCCATCAATCTTAGATAATCTTTCAATGCTTGTAGTAACTTGATCAATGATATCTACTATACCTTCTGATATAGTTTTAATAACACCCATGATTACATCACCGATCTTTTCAATAATTGCTGGTATTGTTTTAATACCTTCGACAAATACGTTCTGAATAACATCAGCTATCTTAATGAGAACAGGTGCAAATGCTTCAATTGCAGGTGCAGCCATTTCGAGTGCTTTACCAATTCCCATTGCTGCGAGAGTAAAAGCACCCATTCCAACTAGTGTTGCTGGATTAAAGAAGTATGCGAATCCTTGAGCAACGCCCTTAAGCAAACCTTGTAGACCAGCACCTAAACCTTTTCCAAGTTTAGCAAATGCTGTACCCAACATTCCGATTCCCCCTGCTAGAGCACCTAGAAATCCTCCTCCACCTTCTTCTTCTTCTTTTTCATTAGGTTTTACACGCGCATTTGGACCTCGGATTGTGTTTTTAGCAATCTCTTTTAGTATGTCGGTTTGTTCTTCTTGGCGTTTTACTGCTTCTTGTTGATCTTCTTCCGATATCGTTTGACTACGTGTATCTTTAATGGAATCCTTTGCAACTTGTGCAGCCATGTCGTGTTTAGAATACTGTTGGCCAAGATCTGCTTTTCTATCTAATAGCGCTTTACCTGCTTCAGTATTAGCCATCTGCTCTTCATTAAGACCAGTCTTACGTTTAAAGATCTCTATTTCGTTATCAGTCTTTTGTATATCTTTAGAAACACGAGCTGCTTCTTTATAGTCTGCTTGTAGTTCTTTCTTAGACTTACTAGAACCAAGCATACGTTGGCGATCAACGAAATCATCTCGTGCAGCGCGCTTGCTTACACCAAGTAGTCTATCCATCATACTGCCAGATTTAACTAGTCTAGTTGATAATAGCGCACGACTTACTGTGCTGAAGTTCTGACGCATGTTAGCTTTGAATTCTTGGAATCCTTCGCCAAAACTCTTAAATGTTTTTATGGTAGATGAAACGGCGAGTGCTGCTTCAGTCTGAGCCTTTAAAAGTTGTTTTTGTATTTTTAGAGATTCTTCAAGAGTTTCATTTACCTTTTCGGTTTCTTTCTCTTGCTTTTGTGTTTCTTTCTGAATACTAAGTTCTTCTAAAGTTTGAATTCTTTGAGTGAGAAGAGAATCCGAGGCAGTTTCTAGAGATTGCGCCAACGAATCGCGCATAGATTGCAGGTGTTCATTTGAAAGCTTTTGCAGTTCTATTAGTGCGCGAAACTCACTCGTGTTGTTAGTTGAATTGACAACAGTGGAGGTACTAACACTTACATTAACTGGCGCTGGTCTAGATTTTCTTTTTGCCATTATCCTGCTCTCTTAGATTCTAATCTTTGTTTTTCTTCTTCCAAATATTGTATAAGCATTGCCACGTAAATTTCACGTTCAAAGGGAAGCATTTCCTCAATTTCCCTCAGACTATACTTATGGTACTGCATAAGAGCAAAATTCATTTTATAGAAGTTATGCAGACTTTCATGATATAAGCATATTAGAAAAAAGAGTCGAGTCCTCTTATGTATTTTTCGTGATTCTTACTACATACTGGACATGTATATTTTACTCTTTCCTCAAGCTTTGGCATAGTATCGAAGAATTGTTGTATCTTCACAAATTGTTCTTGTGTAAGATTGTTAACAAATTCACGTACTTCGTCAGGCTTTTGATCTTTAGCATAAAACATTTCTTCCGAATTATAAACAGCTTCAACACAAGAACATACTATATCAAACACAGTATCGATATCTGTGGTTTCAAGCTTTTCCATCTTGCTTAAAATATCAAGTGATGGATATTTCATTACTACACCTACATCATCAAATAGCGGTATAGTCTTATTATGTTCTTTGGGAATATCTACTTTAACTTTTGTTAAGTCAATAGTATACATCACCGATGCTTTTTCATCAGTACACGTATCACACTTTAAAATCAAGTCTACATTTTCTCCGACTGATTTAGCACGAAGTTGTGTGAAGATATATTCAATATCGAATAATGCAAGTTCATCAACTTTCACTTTATCTTTAATACAAGCTGTGATAACATTTTTAAGTGTTTCAATCATTGTATCAGAATCTTCGCTTTGCTGAGCTATCAACAAAGCTTTTTCTTCTTTTACTAAAAATGGTCTAAACATTACACTCTTCGATAGCGAAGGGATAGTTAGTTTATAAACCGGCGTATTTGCTATTGGTAAAGACATATTATTTTCCTTTTCTCAAATCATTAAGCATTTTACTAAGTTCGCTTGTACTTCCAACAAATATAGCATTGTTATTTGTAACAGATGCTTCTTTCTTAGTCGGAGCATCAATCGATTGTTTTCTTTTATGTAAATCTAGTAATTGTGTATTTACATCTGACAGGTGTTTTACTAATCCTCCTACAACTTCAAAAGCACGAGGGTGTTCACTTTGCTTTGCTACCTCAAGAGCGTGATAGAGTGCAGTCTGACCTTGTTGTAATATAGAATGTAAGTTACTACGTGTCGTTTCAAAATCATTCTCTAGATCTTTGTTTATTGGTGTAGTTTGAACAGCAGGTAATACTTCTTGCTTTTCAACAGGTGCTACATCAAAAACTTGACTCAATTTATCATCAATATTCATAAATTATCCATAAAAATCTGATAGGTCAGAACTAATTCCTGTTCCTGTTTCCTGTCC